GTTTATGGACAAAATGACTCAGTAAAAAGAAATCCATCATTAGTACAAGAACCTTTAATCAGTTCAAGTTTTGCACGACACGACATTCCAGTAAATTTTGAATACAATGACAACACTTCAATAACATATTTCTCACAAAGAGGAGAAAACGCACACATAGAAAGTTTTCATTTATTTATGCAAACACCTTGGTTTAGTGATGATAATTTATTAGAAATAGTAAGTGGTTCATTTAACAAAAATACATTTAGAACAATATTATCAAGTTCACCAGTTAGTTCTTCTTTGACACCACTATTCAACACAGGTTCATTTTCAACATCAAATCCATATCATCCAGACTTCGTAGTTAAAGACGCAAGTATGGATGGAACTGCACATCAATCAACAGGTTTAGAATTTTACAAATATGTTGATTCAAATCCTACTTATCAAAACGCAGTTAATAGTAGTTCATTAATAGAAACTTATATAGTTCCAAGTGGTAGCACATTAAGTAATACAGGATATTTAAGCACGAGAAAAATAAATTATTTGATGACACCTACTAAGCAAGTTTTACTCGAAGATAAAGATGAATTACCTTTATCAGAAGCACCAAAGTTTTCACTAACAGGTGACAGATATCATTTAAGTAATGCTTTATTATATTCAAGTGTAAGTGGTAGTGAAATACAAATGTTTGACGGCTCTACAAAACAAGTTCAAGATGTTCAAATTGGAGATGTAGTAAAATCATACAAACCGGTTGGATTGCCAGATGAATTCTTTTACCAAGATTGGTTATCATACTCTACTGATGATTTAAGTGGTTCAGTAGCATCAGGTTCAGTAGTGGTTAGAACTTTTGTTCATAATCATTATGGACACTATTTAATTAATGGTTCTATAAAGATACCAGTTATGAATCAGTCAATGATGAAAGGTGCCAGATACTTCTTGAAACAGGGAGATACTTGGACATTTGCAAAACCAAATGAAATATCAACAGGAGATTATTTATTTGATAAAGACGGAAATGAAGTTGAAGTTACATCAGTTTCAGAAGTCGGAGAGGATAATCCATATTATTCATTAGACGTAGAGGACATTGACACATATTTTACATCAGAAATTTTAGTTCATAATATCCCACCAAGAAAATGTTTCACAGGCGATACAATGATTACATTGGCAGACGGAACTTATCATCAAATTAAACACATTGAGTTGGGGACTAAAATAAAAACCTATGATGATGAAACTGGCAAATTACAAAACTCAATAGTTTTAGAGGTTGTAAAAGTATTACACGATAATTTAGTTAAATATAAGTTTAGTGATAATACTGAAGTTATGGCCACAGATGACCACCCGTTTTATGTTGATGAAAATTATAGAACATTAGAAGTGGGTGATGAAGTTTTAAATGATGAGTTAAATAAAGTTAAAGTAGTTAGTGTTGAAAAAATTGACGGACTTATAGAAACATACAACATTAACAGAACAAACAACGGCAAGAATTATTTTGCGAATAGGGTTTTAGTATCAGATGAGTCAGACATATAACGAAGATTTTAAATTTTCAATTCAAATACCTAACTTCTTCTCACCAGAAAAGTGTGATGAATTATTAAAAGACATAATGGAATCAGAACAAGATGTGATTGGTTGTGTCGGAGATGAAAATGGAACAGCGATATTGCCAGAAATTAGAAAAACTAATGAGTGGTATTTATTTGACCAACCACACAACGAATTCAGACCAGACAAAACCAATAAAGATTGGAAGTGGCTACAAGACAAAATGTTTCAAATGGTAAACATAGTAAATGATAGTGTTTTTCACTTTGATGTTGATGGGTGTGATGATGAATTAAAATTAATAGAATATACAAAGGGTGGTTTTTATGGTTGGCACACAGACTTTAATGCGGGTAGTTGTTCCAATAGAAAGATTGTAGGAATTGTCCAACTCACAGACCCAAATGAATATGAGGGTGGAGATGTTCAATTTGGTATCCAAGATAAAGATACAAAAGAGTGGTATACAATGAACAAACTAAAAGGTTCATTAACATTATTTCCGGCATTTCTATGTCATAATGTAACACCAGTAACAAAAGGTAAACGATATGTAATTCAAGAATTATTTGTCGGAGACCATTTCAGATAGGATAAATATGTATAAACCAATAGATATGGATAGTTTGAAGTTAAACAATAACTTCAAATGGGTAGTTACAAAAGATAATTTCTTTACAAAAGAAGAATGTGAATACATTATTGAAAAAGCAGACAAATACTCTGAGAGAAAGAAAACTAAATATTTTGAACAAGAGGATAGTATTTGTTTACTGAACATAAAGAAAACAAACGAACAAAAGTATTTAAATAAATTTTGGGAAGCCATCTCAATAGCAAATCAAGTCCATTACAATTATGACATTAAGGGTATTTACAGAAATAGGATACAATGTCATAGATATGATGTGGGGGATTGGTATAATCCACACTCAGATTTTTATCCAATCGACCAATATAGTTCATTAAAATTAACTTGTATTGTATCTTTAAATGACGATTACGAGGGTGGAGAGTTTAAATTTTTTGACGGAAAAACCATAGAACAAAAACCAGGTAGATTAATTATTCACCCTGCATTTGCAGGACATCAAATTACCGAGATAACAAAAGGTAAAAGATATTCTTGTGTTGCTTGGGCAGTTGGAGATACTTTCGTATGATACAAAACGACAACTTTAAATTTGTAGTTCATAAAGAGAACTTTCTATCATTGAGTCAATGCCAGAAGCTAATGAGGTATTTAGAAACAGGTGAAGCAACTGAATCAGAACTCGCTGGTAATTATGACGAGAATATTCTGAACAAAGAAGTTCGTGATAACAAAGAAGTTACAATCAATAATGAGAAACTCAATAACAAATTAAAAATGGTATTTGAATTATCTAACTTATCTATTTGGAAATACAATATACAAGAAATGGAAAAGGTAAAAATACTACGATATGAAAATGGTGGTAAATACAAATGGCATACTGATTGTGGAGCAAAAGAAACTTCCACAAGAAAACTAACCGCTATCGTTCAATTATCAGATGAAACATTATATGAGGGTGGTAATTTAGAATTTGGTATCACGGATAAATCAGGTAAAAACTATACTGCACCAAGAACAAGAGGAAGTATAATTATTTTTCCAGCGTTCTTATCACATAGAGTTACACCAGTTACAAAGGGTAGAAGATATTCATTGATAACTTGGATGAACGGGGATTGTTTTGTATGAAAACGAAATTAGCTCTTGTAATATGTCCACAATGGTCAGTTGAAACACCTTCATTTGCAATCGGTAGTTTAAAATCACACATCAAACATAAAGATGTTGAGGTTGAACAAGTTGACTTAAACATTCTATCTTCATTACATACAAAGCAAAATGATATAAAAGAATTTTTAGATTGGGGTAATGATACACCTTGGAACTCAGAGGCAAATTTTAAAGGTAACATCTTACCACACTTTAAAGATTTATGGCACGAGTATATAGATAGATTAGCAGAATATGATATCGTGGCATTTACTACATACATTTCAAACATACTAACAACAGATTATATTGCCAGATACTTAAAGCAAAAGAACCCAAAAATTCAGATTTGGTATGGTGGACCATACTCTTGGTTCGCAGACGCAGCTGGACTGGTGGAGAAAGATAATTACAGAGAATTTGTAGATATAGCGTGTAGTTCAACTGATGGTGAAATGATTATTGCCGATTTAGTAAATCGTTATTTAGAAGACGGACACTATGAAAACGTTAAAGGTATTTATCGTTGGGATAAAATGACACCAAGCTTTCCTACGGTATTGAAAAAGGGTCGTAGTGGTAGAACACCAGTATATAATGGAACACCAATCCCACAAAATTTAGATGAATTAGAAACACCAAGTTGGAGTCCTAATATCATTGATGACTATACAGAAATGATAAAGGCCTATGGTATGGGTTTACAATTACCAATGCAAGCTTCAAGGGGTTGTACTTTTAAGTGTACATTTTGTAGTGAAACACGACTATACAGATATAAAAACAATAAAAAGATAGTTGCTGATATGAAAAAAATGGTAGACGAAACTGGCATTAATAACTTTTGGTTTACTGATTCACTAATCAACGGGTCAATGCCATTGTTTAAGAAGTTGGTTGGTAGAATGGAGACCGAAGTAGAAAACGGAAACATACCTAAAATGTATTGGGGTGGACATTTCAGAACACACAAGAAACTTGATGGAGAACTATTAACACGAGCAGTTGGTGTTGGACTAAATTATATGAATGTCGGTATAGAAAATGGTTCTGATAAAATCTTAGCACTAATGGAAAAGGGACAGACTTCTGATGATGTTAGTTTCTTTTTAAAGTCAGCTTATGAAAGTAAAGTGTTCTTTGTAGGTGGTTGGATACCAGGATTTCCAAAAGAAAACTATATGGACTTCTTATTACAATTGAAGTTTTTATATGAAAATCATACATACTTCGGAAACAACGGATTGTTAAACTTAATGCAGTCAACAGACATATTGAATCATACACCATTAGATGTTTATAGAGATGACTTTGATGTTTCAACAAAGAAAACTATGTTGAATGGTTGGGTTTCAAAAGACTATAAGAATATGTTAATGGTTAGACATTTAAGGTCATTTCTAACAGAGGTAATGTTAAAGTCATTTAAATTTACAAAAGAGGGTGAAGACACACCAGGTGATGATTGGTCAGCAGTTACAACAAAAGAAAATGGGGGTAATCCACCATATTATAGAGCAAGAATGAGAAAGAAAGATTTAGAATTTGTCAATACTGAGGCAGAGTTAAAAGCAGAGATAGATAATAGTATATTCAGTAAAGACTTTTTATTCTCTGAAGAGAACCACACACCATTAGATATTTACAAAAATAATGTTGTTGGTGTAATTGAAAGTGAAATTATTAAAACAATCAAAGGATTTGCTTGGGTAATGGTAAACATATCAAATAAATGTAATATTGACTTCAGAGTTAGAGATGACTTTAAAGGTTACAATGCCAGAGAATCATACTTTGACTTAAACTTTTCACTTAAATCTAATGGTGATGATTTTGAACTTGATTTTGACTTTGATTTTAAAATATCAAAAGATAATAAACAATTATTTGACGAAACCGATAATATTGATTTTTCAGCAAGAAACAAAATCCACATTAAAGATAATGTAAAGAAATATAAATTCTCTGAGGAAGTTAATGAACTTTACTTAGATGGTATAGATTATAATAAGCACAAGATTAATATCCCAAGAGTACCATTAACAAATCAATATTAAATAATTTACATTTTCAGATTCATACAAGATACTTATTTATATCTAAGGTTATTCACTATGAAAACAAAAACACTATTTGACCACATAAAACAAGTTACAAATGTTCAGAACCAATTGTATTGGGACGAACTATCTGAATCAGATAAAAAGACCTGGTCTAATTATATGGTGCATAGATTTTTATCAATGAAAGCCGATTGGATAGAAGTTGTAAATGAAATACAACAATATTGGGAATTGAAACCAAAGACGGTTTATCAATTCTACACAAATTTATTACCACGAGGAAATACATATTTACGATACACTAAATCTAAGAAGAAATCTAAGATTGAAAAGTGGGCTATGGATATATTATGTCAACACTTTGAAGAAAGTTCACAAAATATTGAAAAAACGCTTGACATTATGGGTAAAGATGTCGTATATTCAATTATATCAAAGTATGGTGTAGATGAGAAACAACTAAAAAAAATATGGAGTAAGTAATGGAAATTAAAGACACACCAAAGGGACAACCAGATTCAGCATTAGACTTTCCAAGAGTCGTTGATGATGTCGGTCAAGAATATGACCCAACAGATGTCGTTGGATATATGGAAAACAAATATCCCGAAATGACACAAGAATTTAGAACTATACAACAAGAACAATACGAATTGTTCTTACACAAACAACACGACTACGGACCACAAAATGTGGCAGTTGGTTCGTTGCTGAAAACCAAAGAAGATATTAAGTTATCTCTATTGGGTTTATGGTTCAGAATACAAGACAAGACAGAAAGAATTAAAACACTATTGATGAGAGATGATAAAAACTCAGTTCAAGATGAGCCAGTAGTGGATAGTTATAATGACATATCAGTATATGGAATTATGGCACAAGTAGTATCGAGGGGCAAATGGGCAAAATAGGAGTAATAGGACAAGGATATGTAGGTAGTGCTATCAAAGTTGGTTTCAAACCATACTATGAAGTATCAACATATGATAAATTTGATTTAAGTAAATCAACTCACAGCACATTAAATGATGTTGTAAACAATTCAGAAGTAATCTTTGTGTGTGTTCCAACACCAATGAGTCCAGACGGAACTTGCCACACTGGCATTGTAGAAGAAGTGGTGAAAGAAATCGCTGAAAGTGCACACGACAAACAGATAGTTGTA